GTCCAGCTCCTGAGCCTTGGACAGTTACATTCATGAATGATACAGACTTTATGATACGAAATGCAATGGAAAGATGGCAAAACGGTATCAACGACTATGCTGAAAATACAGGAGTTGTTTCTCCTGCTGATTATCAGACAGACTTGACCGTTGAGCAATTAGATCGTGATGATACTGTACTAAAGAGTTATATCTTTAGATCAGCATATCCATTAACAATTAGTCAAATTGACTTAACGAATGAAGAAGCAACAGCAATTGAAACTTTCGATGTGACTTGGCAGTATCAACACTTTGAGCCTAGTGGTGTAAGTTTCTAATTTAAACCTACTAAATAGAACTAGTAGGAGATATTAGATATTATGGCTGAACTTTTCGGGTTTCGTATAGAAAGACCAAAGAAGTCGGAGGGAAGTGTACCATCATTCACTTCCCCCACTTCCGATGATGGCACTATTGACATTGCCGGAGGAGGTTTCTTTGGACAAGTTTTAGATCAAGACGGTAGAGAACGTACTGAATTAGATTTAATTCGTAGGTATCGTGACATCGCTCAACAACCTGAGTGTGACACGGCAATTGAGGATATTGTTAATGAGGGCATTATATCTAATGAAGATGATGTAGCAGTACAGATAACTTTAGATAGATTACCTTTTCCAGAAAAAATTAAACGTAAAATTAGAAAAGAATTTATGGAAGTTCTAAGATTGCTTCATTTTGAGCAAAAGGGCCATGATGTTTTTAGACGTTGGTATGTTGATGGTAGAATATTCTTTCATAAAATTATAGATACCAAAAATCCCAAACAAGGTATTACTGAACTTAGATATATTGATCCTACAAAAATTAAAAAAGTAAGAGAGATTAAAAAAAATAAAGACACTAAAACTGGCGCAGATATGATTCAGAAAATTGAAGAGTATTATCTTTATAATGAAAAAGGAATTAATTCTGCTGGTATGGGTGGTGGTACAGGAAGTATGAAAATTGCAGGGGATGCAATCTCATATTGTCCTTCTGGAGTTATTGATGGTAACTCTGGTAGAGTTTTGTCCTATCTACACAAAGCAATTAAACCAGTTAATCAGTTACGCATGATTGAAGATGCGTTAGTTATTTACAGAATTTCACGAGCACCAGAACGTAGGATATTCTATATTGATGTTGGTAATCTACCCAAGATCAAAGCAGAACAATATCTTAAAGACGTTATGAACCGTTATCGTAACAAGTTAGTATACGATGCGAGTACTGGTGAGATACGTGACGATAGAAATCAAATGAGTATGTTGGAAGACTTCTGGCTCCCACGAAGAGAAGGTGGAAGAGGTACAGAGATCACTACATTGCCAGGCGGTTCTAATCTTGGTGAGATTGATGACATTGTATATTTTCAAAAGAAACTTTATAAGTCTCTCAATGTTCCTATTTCAAGAATGGATAGTGAATCAGGATTTTCATTAGGAAGGTCTACAGAGATTACAAGAGATGAACTTAAATTTACAAAGTTTGTTCAACGTATTCGTAAGAAGTTTACTCCACTCTTTACAGACATTCTCAAAACTCAACTATTGTTGAAGGGAATTATTGCGCCTGATGACTGGCCTATGATGCAAGAACATATTCAGTATGACTTCTTACAGGATGGTCATTTTTCAGAGTTAAAGGATGCAGAACTTCTAGAGAATAGAATACAATCATTAGAAAGTATACAGTCTTATGTTGGAACATTCTTTAGTAAAGAATATGTATTAAAGAAAGTTCTACGTATGAATGATGCTGAGATAGATGAGATGAGAAAACAAATACAGCGTGAAACAGAAATTGATCCAATGGACGGTGGAATTGATATACCAGATGGTGGAGATGGTATTACACGTTACCCACAAGATGGTGCTGGTGGTGTTATAACACCAGACCAAATGCCAGATTATGAAGAGCCAGAAAAGGAAGGAAATTAATTATGAGTAGAGAATTTGTAGATGCAGTTGCAGACGGAAATAATATAGAAGCTGAAAAAGTTTTTTCAACCAGCATTGCTAATAAGGTTGGTAGTACACTAGAAACAAAACGTAAGGAAATTGCAAGTACTTTTGTACAGAGTATGACGGTAAATCCAGAGGAAGAAAATGAGTCAGAGGTTTGACAATCTATACGAATCTTTAATTGAAAAAGATGAGCATAAGAAATCTAAGGAGTATAAAAAACTTTCTCCTAAGATGAAGGATGCTGTTGATCAAATTTTCATAAAAATGGATTCTAAACCTTCAGATTTCCTAAATAGTTTTGAAAAAAGTATAAAAGAAGTATCAAAAAAATTTAAAGTATCGGAAAAAGAACTTTTAGGTTATTTTGAGAAAGAAATGTTGTCGATTTAAGGAGTTAAAGAATGGCTTTTGCAACAAGAACATTGAGAGACACACCTGTAAATAATCCAGGCGCTGGTGGATTTGTCACCATCTTGGTTGATATCGAAGATGATACAACTGCAAATAACGCTATTCTAGATGCGAGTGCATTAGCTGGACACGCAAACGGCGCAAAACTACATCTCAATCGTATTTGGTGGTCATTAGTACAGGGTACAGCAGATGATGATACTGGTCACGTAGAAATTATAGAAGTTGGTGCAGCTGCAAACAATTCACAAGATTCTACACAGTTTAGATGTGCTGGTACAGGACACTATGACGGCACTGCTAGTGCAATTAAATCCGCTGCGACAAATACCACTGCATCTTCTGGTGATCATGAAGCTAGTTGTTTTGGTACATCTGGTACAATTGTCATAGAATTTAAGAAAGACGAAAACTATACGTCATAAGGATAGCACAATGAATACAGTAAAATTATTTTCTGAAGCAGTAGAAGATGTTGAGTACATCACCGAAGAAAAAGAGGGTGGTGGAAAAAACTATAAGATTCGTGGTATTTTTATGCAAGCGGACATAAAGAATCGTAATGGACGGGTATATCCTATGGAAATACTTGGTGAAGAAGTTAAGAAGTATAATAAAAATTTTATTGAGCAAAATCGGGCATTTGGTGAACTAGGACACCCAGACGGACCAACAGTCAATCTGGAAAGGGTTTCACATATGATTACATCTTTAAAGCCTGACGGTAAGAATTTTATTGGCGAAGCTAAGATTATGGACACACCTATGGGTAAGATAGTTAAAAATTTAATGGATGAAGGTGCAAAACTAGGTGTTTCCTCTAGAGGTATGGGAAGTTTGAGACAAAAAGGCGGAGCCAATGTAGTCAGTGATGATTTTTATCTAGCAACAGCTGCAGATATCGTAGCAGACCCATCTGCTCCTAATGCTTTCGTAGAAGGTATTATGGAGGGAAAGGAGTGGGTTTGGAATAATGGATCACTTATTGAAGCACACGTTGCGGATTTAAAGAAGAAATTTGATGTAAAGAAGCATCAGAGACAAGTAAATTTAGAAGCTTTAGAGTTTGCTAAATTTCTTGAAAAGTTGTAATTTATAAATAAATATTACAAAAACAAACACGTTTAAGGAGACACCCTATGTCCGAATTAGATCAAACAATTGAGGAACTTGAAGCAGAGGTTCTGGCGGAACTCGAAGAAATCGAGGAAGCTAATGGAGCCGATGCACCTAAAAAGGGTGCTCTTCCTGCTGAAGGTAAAAAGAAAGTAAAAGGTTCAACACCAGGCGGTGAAGTAGAAGATACTGGTGCTGCTGTTGTTGATCCAGAGCAAAAAGATGCTCCTGCAAAAAAAGCAGTTGCAAAAGCAAAAGAAGTTTCTGGTGATAAAGCACAAAAAGGCGAAGGAAGCCCAATGAAACCAGAAAAACTTGCTGCTGGTGATCAAGTGGATCACGATGGTGAAGAGTTAGAAGAAGCAAAAGCTTTGACAAAAGCTCAACACCTTGAAGCAATCGGTAAAATGAAGAAATCTGATATCGAAGAAATGATTTCTGCACATCACTCTAAAATTGAAGAAGCATCCAAAGTTGAAACTGAAGAAGAGTTGAAAGCACTTGAAGATGCTAGAGCAGAAATTGAAGAGAAGATTAAATCTATCAGTGTTAAAGAAGACGTTGCAGCTCTAATAGAAGGTGAAGAGCTTTCTGAAGAGTTCAAGGAAAAGGCAGCTGCGGTTTTTGAAGCTGCTGTTAAGTCTAAGATGCGTTCAGAAGTAGAGCGTATTGTAGAGGTTGTAAATAGTGAAAAAGAAGTAGAAGTTGAAACTTTCAAAGATGAACTTACTGAGAAGGTTGATACTTATCTCAACTATGTTGTAGATGAATGGACTAAAGAGAACGAGTTGGCAATCGAGCGTGGATTAAAAGGCGAAATTGCAGAAGACTTTATTTCTGGACTGAAACAGTTGTTTGAAGATCACTATATTGACGTTCCAGACGAAAAATATGACGTTCTGGAAGCTCAATCAGAAAAGATTGCTGAGTTGGAAGAGAAGATCAACGAGGAAATTCAGAAGAATGTTGACATTGCTCAACAAAATTCTGGACTAGTTCGTGAACAAGTTATTGTTCAAGTCTCAGAAGATTTAGCAGACACAGAGATTGAAAAGTTCAAGTCACTAACAGAAGATGTAGATTTTGTAGATGAAGAGTCTTTCAGAGAAAAACTCTCCACTATAAAGGAAAGTTATTTCCCTAAAGTTTCTACTGGCACTGTTAGTACAGGAACTACTTTTGATGATGAAGATGGTGGCACCGCACAGGACGTTGATACGACAGATAGTATGCGTAAGTATATGTCTGCTATCAGTCGTGATCACAAG